GCGCTGCCTGGGTCGACGCCCATGCCTTTAAGGATAGGCGCGCCGCTGCGAGTGCCGATAACTCCGAGCTGGGTCAGTAGGCTGTCGACCAGCGCGAGGCCAGATTCGTAACCCTGACCCGCCCACATCGGCAGCGCGCGACCGATGTCTCGATAGACGAACTCGGTGACAGGCACAACGCCGAGCCTGTTGGCCTCCTCGCTGGTGCCTTCCGCGTTCCGAAACTCCCTGTACTGCTCCGGCGTCATTTGTCGCCTGTAGCGGTACGACTCGCCATCAGCGGCCACAGTGCCAGCGTCGTCGAGCAGGTCGTCGCCGTCGCGCTTATCGACCGACAGCAGTGCGCTGGTCACCTCGCCAAAGCCGTCGCGAGCGACCTGCATGTGGCGAGGGTCATGGCCTACAATGTGCGCCTCGCCGCTTGGGTGCATCTGGGCTTCCCAGACCCAGCGTCCCAGGTAGCAACCACGCATGGCCCATGACAGAGCGTGTTGATTGACTCGCGACCGCTTCCAGATGGCCTGGCCTGCCTGCCTCATGCGCTCGGCGTCGTTTGGCGTCAGGCCGCTGTCCTTGCGCACTTGCAGCGACAGGACACTCGTCGCGATGGCCGAGGCGTCGACGTCGACCACGAACGCGATGTCGCGCAACATGCGCCGAGCCTTGGCTATGACTCTGTTTTGCACGTCCTGCGCCTCGAACAGGTTCAGGATGCGCCGCTCTGCCTGGGTATAGCTAAGGCCCAGATAAACCCGCTCGCGTCGATTGTACTCGGCGATAATGCTCGACCTGTCAGTCGGCCAGCTCGATAGCGCGGTCTGGTCAGCGCCTCGCGGCGGCGAGCCGAACGACCTGTCGACGAGTCCGATTCCAGGGTATGCCATGGTCTACCTCACATGAAAGCAGCCGCGACATTGAGCGGCCTGATACGCTTCGCGCCCTTAGCATAGTGCTCGCAGGCCATCGCCGCTGCATCGACATCATCGTCGTGGTCAGAGCCAGCGCCGAACGACGTCCAGACTTGGACCGTATCATAGGCCATGCGCGACACCTTGACGCCTGTCTCGCTGTCGAGCAGCAGCGGCCCAGCGGGAAGCATCACCTCGTCAGCCTCGGCGGCCAAGATGAAGGCATGAGCGCGCTCGGCTTTGCTTCGACCGTGCGGCGAGTAGGCCACCAGGCCAGACGTCGGCTTTAGGCGCAGCAGGGTCTTTCCGTTGCTCGCCTTTTCGACGTACACCTTTCCCATCATCGGCCACTGGTCGCGAATGGTCGAAAGATAGGCATACTGACGCTCGATGGTCATGCGCTCGCTGTGGCGGTGCAGCAGCACCTTGGTCGAGCCGATGCGACCCCAGACATGGAACGCCGTATAGTCGTTCGAGTCGCCGACCTCCTCGGCGCAGTCGATGGTTCCGATGATGTCGGTGCACTGCCGCGCCATCTGCTGCGGGCTGATGTCGTATGTCTGGCGAAACCAGGCCGCACGAATGTCGCCGCCGCCTTTGGCGATGGGGTGCCCGTTTAGCCTGGTCGCGACCTTACGCTCGCCGCCTGGCCTGCTCCTGATGGCCTCTATCCAGCCTCGGCCTCGAAGCTCTGGCAGCAGCAGTGCGCCGTCCTCGGTGCGAGGGTCAGCGGGGCACATCGGCCCAGTGATGGCCACGTTCGGCGCGCTGTCGTACTCCTCTGGTATGTGGATGATTTCGCAGTCCTCGACGCCAGACGCAGCCCGCTCGATGAGGACACCAGGCAGGTCGAGCAGGTGCACCCGCTGCGCGACGATGATTCTGACACCAGGCTCGACATCAGGCGGCAGCGAGGGGTCAGGGTTCATGCGGTCGGTCCAGCTATTGTCATAGAGGTCGACCACCTTTTGAAGCCTTCGATTGACCTGGGAAGTGCTGCCGACCTCGACCTCTTTGGCGTCGATAAGGTCGTCGAGGTGCAGAACGTCGCCATCGCCGCCAGTGATGCTGCCGAACGTCGTCGTGCAGCGTCGACCGCCGCCTCCACCGAGCACGAAGTTCGTCTTCTCATTCTGGTCGCGAGCCAGGTCGAGGCGGTCAGCACTGCCAGCGATGCGCGCAAGGCTCTGGTATTGCTCGGATAGGATGACCCGGCGTGTCGCTCGACTGTCGCGCGAGACGTTCTTCGTGTCACTGCCGATGCTAATCCACTGGCGATGGGGTCGATGTAGCCAATCCCAGGCACCGAGCAGCACGCCGAAAAGTGTCGACTTGCCAGAGCGGAAAGGCAACACGACGACTAGCGTACCGTGTCCCTGTTGCATGTAGTGCTGCGCTCGCTTGGCGCAGTGTTCGAGGTGCCAACCCCAGACGACTTGTCGGCCTGGTCGCGCCACTGTCCAGAATGAGCGCGCGAAGGTGGCGAAGTCGTCCAGACAGGCGAGCTGGTGTTCGGCTAGTGCCTCGACCTCGCTGGCCTGGTCACTCGACATCGGCTGGCCGGTTCCTGCGCTCCCAGATACGGCGCGCGATGTCCTCGGCCATCTGGGTCACGTCTGGCCCGGTGTCGACCTGGCCGCTGTGCCTGACCTCCTGCACTCGCCGACCGTAGTCGTCAGGGTATCGGCGTTCGAGCTTCCATGCGGCAGCCTGCCAGCTACCGTCGTTAGCTGCCTTTTCAATTTTCGCGAGCCAGCCGATAGCGGCCTGCCCCTTAGCGCGCTCGACATCGGCTAGAAACTCGCCATAGAGGCTGTCGGGGTTCTGCCTGCCGCGCTCCATCGCTTGATAGTAGCAGGCGCGACCGAAGCCAGCGAAGTTGCAAGCCATGGTCACTGTCGCGCCGAGCCGAATGCCTTCGACGAATCGACGGCGAGCCTCTGGCGTGAACTTGAGCAGCTTAGGCTTCGACATCGGCATCCTCCAGAGCACCAGACCCAGCGTCGAGGCCGTTCTTTTTCGCGTACCGTGTCCAGCGTCGGCGAATCAGGTCACAGTACCTTGGCGAGATTTCGCAGCCCATTGCGACCCTGCCGTGCTCTGCTGCTGCCATCATCGTCGTGCCGCTCCCCATGAATGGGTCGAAGATGATGTCGCCAGGGTCAGAAAATGCTTTAACGAAAAACGCAGGCAGGCCGACTGGGAAAGCAGCCGCATGGCCCACCACATTCGCGCCACTTTTTATATCAATGACGTTTGACGGATACGCGAGCCCATCGCCCTGGCCAACTGGCGACTGCGCATTGTTGCCTCTACCCTGCATCCTGTGGGATATGTCTCGACCGGCTGCTTTCTGGTCTTTATATTGAAACGCATATGCGCTGGCGTGCATTACTGCCTCTGGCCTGAACTTAAACCTTCCAGGCGCATAGTGAGCTACTGGTTCCCATGCTGATTTGAACCGCCTCATTAACTGAGGACTCCCAGGCATAGCCTGCCGGAGCCAACTAAACTCCTCCAGATACCGCCAGCCCCACTGTCTTACATGGGCAATCTTTAAGTCCTCTGTGTAGAGACTTCTGTCTCCATTCTCTGAGTGAGCCTTGATGTTGACGAACCACGACCCATCCTCGGCTAGGTGCGCTTTGACGTTGGCCTGCACATCCTCGAACCAGTCAACGTATTCGTCTGGCGGTATAGGCTTAAACCCGCTCGACTCGTCGTACTTGCGCTGGCTTGCATAGGGTGGCGACGTAAACGCGACATTGATGCTCGACCCAGCGAGCAAAGTCTCGACGGTCGAGAAGTCGCGACAGTCACCACAGATAAGTCGGTGCGGCCCAAGCTCATACACTTCACCCTTGACCGAGTGAACCACGGTCGCGACCTCCGGCACATCGTTTGGGTCTTCTGGCTCTAGCTCCTCGACCTGACCCGCTGCGATGATGTCGCGTAGTTCGTCCTCTGACCAGCCGAGGCCATCGAGGTCGATGCCTTCCTCTTGCATGTCTAAGAGTAGTGCGCCGATAGACTCGTCGAAGGTTCTCACAGCCTCGTGCTGCGTTACTGCGACGGCGAGCGCATGGGCCTCGGCGCTGTCGATGGGTAGGTATCGCACTGGCACCTTCGCCATGCCGAGCGACTTGGCGGCAGCGTGTCGAAGGTGGCCGCTGATGATTTCGCCATCAGCCTCGCGAGCGACGATAACGTCAGCCCATCCGAACCGCTCGATGCTCCTGACCATGCGGTCGATGTCCGTCTGTTCGAGGCGTTTCGGGTTGCGACCCCATGGCCTCACCTTGTCGATGTCGACCCACCTGGCCGCTGATTCTTTCTTAGTGTCCATTCTGCTCGCTCCCTGGCTCTACTAGACTGTATACCCTGACCTCGACCCTGGGACGCGCAGAGACGCGCTTTTGAGCGCGCAGGTCAACGACTGCGATGTCGTTACCGAGCCAGCCGTCGAGGCCGTCGAGTGTCGCTTTCGCGTAGTTGTCAACGTCGCCGACTGCTCGATGGTAAGGCTCGGCGAGCGACCACAGCCAGCGCGGCATGTAGCGCGGTCGATGCTTGGGCCTCGGCAGGTAGAACACAAGGTCGACCCGCACCAGCTCGCCAGGCCGCTCGGCGTCAGCAGGAACGCACGAAGCCACCAGCGACTCGAACCGCTTGGTGGCTGCTGGTGTGTATATGCGCGCATGTCTGCCGACGATGCGAGCGCGAGGTCGAGCCTTAGGCACTGGTATGCCATCGACCTCAAAAGCTGCGACGAGGCGCCACTCTAACAAAATAGCTCCAACTGTTCGCCGCGAAAATACCGGGCTAAGGTCTTTTCTCGCCACACCATCGCAAACTTATAGCAGTTCGAGCACGATTTATGGGAGCAGCCTGGCAGCGGCTTGCCTCGACGTCTTGCCCGGTAAGACCATGCCATCGAGTCAGAAGACGCAGCATGGCCACGCACCATCGGCAACCCTTGGCGCTTGTAGCCAAACAGATGAAGACGCAGCCCGTTGTTCGACAGTTCTCGCACGATGCGCGCAGCGCCAGACGTGTTTTGCCTTCGACATACCGAGCCAAGCCCGACCCGAGGCAGCGCAGCTAGGTCGACACCGCTGGCCTGATAGGCGTCAACATGTCGCATGTAGTCGTCCCTGTGCCAGCCTTGCAGCACTGGCAACCATGGCACCTCTGGCGCCAGGTCGCGCAGCCTGTGCAGGCTCTCGATGGTGCGCCGCTGATGCTCTGCGATAGATAGGCCAGTACGCTGCACCATGAAAGGCTCGCACATCCAATCTTGAACAGCAGCGAAGTCCAGCCGACCGACTTCGACCCGATACCGCTCGGCGCGGTCTGCATAGTCTCGCGCGCTGGTCACCCAGTGGCCATACATGGAAAGCTCTGTGAACCCACCAGAATCGAGCGCCCACGATGCGCGAGCCCTTGGCATCGACACGCGACGCTTTAGCCGTCTGTCACTTACGAACAGCGGCACTGGCGAGCGGTCAAGCCAGCCCGGTTCGTGGGTGCCTAAATAGAAGCGCATGAAGACACGCGAAGCGTCTGCGGTCCTGGGTTGACCTTTGCGCTCGCGCTGTACTCGACAGGCACACCAACCGCCGAGGCCACCGCACCAGCGACATAGGCACACCAACCCTCGAAGGTCTTCGGTGATTCGTGCTGGGCTTGCTGCACGAGCTGGTGCAGACTGACGACCTCGACCGTGACGTCGGCGCTGTAACTGAGGCCGATGGTCCCGCTAACAGGGTTACCGCTCATTGGGCACATGCCAGACGGAATGTCGAGCACATGGCCGATTTCAACGACACCAGGCAGGTCGAACACGTAAAGCAGGCCGCTTAGTCTGGCTCTATTACTTATGGGAATCATGGCTCTTTCAGCCACTCGCGCAGCTCCCAGATGGACATGACATGCAGCGCCTTTGCCTCTGTCGTTAGCTCCTCGGCGAAGGTGCGCGCAGCGTTAGCGACGGCCTGGCCTCGCTGGGTCTGCCAGTGCTGGCCACCGAGTAGGACCACGTACACATGACAGTCGAGCGACCGCGCCGCACTGTAGAGGTCGGCGAATATCTTTGTGTCTGCGCTGCCACTCGCGTGCTGGAATCGGCACTCGATGACTAGGCTCCGAGCCTGGCCAGCATAGTCGACGATGCAGGACTCGGCGACATGGCGCGAGGTGGCCCAGATGGGCCGATACTCGGTCTGCACCGGTTCGAGGCCTCGCAGTCGCAGGAGTGCCCGAACATCGTCTCGGAAAGCGCGACCATTCTGCGCTGCGCCGTTCACGCTGTCACCTTGTGGACATCGGCCCAGGTGCCAGCGTGGATGGATGCCAGCTCGCGGCGAGCGTTGGCGATGCACTGCTCTAAGAACTCGCGATGCGCTGGGAAGGTTTCAGGCTCGAACATTTCGCGCGTCATGCGGTCGATGCTGCGCTGAATCATGTCGGCGGTATCTTGCTCGTATGGCTTCATGGTTGCTCCCTGTCTTGTCAGTTGGTCAGATGGCGACTTCGATGTTGCCAGCCATCAGGTCGGCGAGCTGGTCGTCGTCGGCGCACTGTGCGGCCATTTCTGCGACGGCCTGCTCAACAGTCGCGCCAGTCATGTCGAGCTGGCCGCTGCCATCGGCAGAGGTCCACCAGCCGACGAGGCTGGCAGGGTAGTCGCGGAGTGCTTGGCGAAGGTCGATGCTAGTCATGTTGGCTCCCTGTTCACACTATACATATAATGCACCGTGAGCACGCTGCACACTATTTAGGCCAAGTTTTTCGGTCTATCTCATCACACATCGCCATTCCGAACCTTTCCTCGATTCTTTCGGCGGCCACTTCGGAGCACTCGCCAGGACATGCGAACCGCGACACGTTGTCTGGCCACCTGCGTGTCCTGTTCTTTGTCTCGGCCTGGCACACGCAGCACGTCGACGCTGGCCACATGGCGAGCGCCTCAGCGACCCGCCTGGCCTTGCGTGGGCCTATGCGCTTCTTGGGCTTGCTAAACAGCGGCAGGCCGTCGAACCTGGTCACTGGTCGTCCTCGAGGCCCTCGAGGTACTCGAGCAGCACCAAGCCAAAGCCGCAAAACAGAACCAGGATTGCGCCTGTCACCGTCCAGAAGTTCCACAACATCACCAGCCTCCTATCGGCGCTGACCACAGCACCACTCGCCTGTCGAAGTCCCATCGCCGTTTGACGCACTCGCTCGCGACCATCAGTTGACGCGCTCGCCTTGGTGTGACCCCTGCGACCGCTGCCACCTGTCGCGCCGTTGCTGGGCCTTGTCGCAGCGCGCGCCGCACCAGCTCGTGAGCCTTTGGCTCTGGCTCTGGCATCGGCGGAGGGTCGTCGTCGCAGGCTGTTAGATAGCGGTGTGTGCGTCGACACTTGCGACAGGTCACCGCTCGCGGGTCGTCAGTGCTGTCGGCAGGCGACACCAGCGAGCCACATGCGCTGACCTGCTCGCCTGGCCATGCTCTAAAGTGCGTCTTCATGGCGCAGCCTCCAGCGCGGCCACGAGGGCGGCGAGTTTACTCGGCCCGTCGGATAGCCGGTCCGACGACTCACCGAGTCGCACGCACCAGACAGAGGCACTGCCGGTAGCTGTGCCAACCACATGCACGTCAAGCAGAGTGACGCCATGTGCTTCTGCGACCAGCGCCAGCAGACAGCCCAGCGTGGCAGGGTCGTCCAATGCCGGATAGGCGTCGATTCCTTCGCCGTCTGCTATAGCGTCCCACGCTGCTGCGTATCCGCCGCGTTCGCCACATGCGCTCAAATGCGGGCCTGACTGATACAGACGCCAAGACCCATAGCAATCGCTGTCTGCGAGCATCCCCGGCAACCATCGCCAGTGCTTACAGGCGACGGCTCGGCGGGCTAGGTCTTCGTTCATGGCGCAGCCTCCAACGCGGCCACCTCGGTCACAAAGTCGCGAGGCGAGGCCAGCCAGCGACGCCACCAAGGCAGGCGCGACCACTCGGCGACAGCGAGGTCGAGGTCGACCAGTTGCTCGAAGTGCCGAGTCGGTGAATGGATGCGCGAGTCGAGTGCGGCCTGTAGTTGGTCGCATTTGTCGCGAAGCGCACGCACCTCTTTGGTCAGTCGCTCGGCTCGAATCTTTAGCGCGATGATTTCGTCGTGTCGTCTCATGTTAGCTCCCTCATGTGGTCTGGCAGTGCCAGCGCGCTTGATGTCAGGTCGACCAGTGCGGCGACCTTGGTGGCCTCGCTGCGTCGCTCGGTGCGCTGCATAGCTGCGCGGTAGGCAGCGCAGAACGCTCGACGGTTGGCAGCGTCAGAGGCTCGCAGGTTCTCTGGAATGGTTGCGCCATCTGGCCAGATTTCGCGCCAGCCACCAGCAGCAGCCAGACCGGCAGACATGGCGCGCTCGCGCCGTTGGTCCTGATGCAGCCGATACGGCAGCGGCTTGTGAGGGTCGCGAGGCACTGCCGCGCCACATGCCTCGGCGACGAGTCGCAGGTCGCGCCAGGCCGATGCATAGTCGGCGAGCTTGACCCAGGCCGACACGGTATCGCGCACCGACTCAGGCCAGTGGCCAGGCTTGTCGAGCTGGGTGCGCGCGCTGTCGATGGCGCGCTGATAGCCTCGACGGAACGCGCCGATGTCGCCACCTCGCACGAAGGTCGACCAGCCACCACACTCGACCAGGCCAAGCCATCGCGCCTGCTCCTCTGCTCGACATGTCGCGAGCGCGAATACGTGCGGGTCGCTGGGCTTGGCTGGCTCTGTCGCGCCATGGATGCGACGCAGGACTCGAAGGTGGCCCCAGTCCTCGCCGCTGGTGTCGTCCTGACCGCCTCGCAGCAGGTCGAGCAGTTGCCCAGGCTTAGGCCACCAGGCCGACTGTGGGCCTCGCAGGTACAGTAGACACGCAGCCATAAGCCTATCGTCGTCGACATCAGGCATGACCACCGACCAGGCGACGCCGATGGCAGCCACCGAGGTCGCTTTCGGCATCGTGCAGCCAGCGGCGACCAGTAGCTCGATGGCCTCGGCTATGCCTCGCTCGCTGGCCATCAGCGTGCGTCCTGCGCGTAAAGGCTAGGGAACTCGACGCGCTGCCAGACGTCATAGATGTCGCCGCCTAGCTGCTCGGCGCGGTCTGCTGCCTCAGTCTGGCCGAGTGCTCGAAGCGTGGCCTCGACGCCTTCGAGCATCAGAAGCAAGTCCCAGACGAGTTCTTGCTCGGTGCCAGTGGTCGGCGCAGTAGCCTCGATGACCACAGGGTCACCATAGCCAGCTCGCACGTTCAGCTTGGCGCTGCGCGTTGGCTGATACCCAAACACGATGCCGAGGTCTTGGTACGCGCTCATTGTGCACCCCCACGCAGGTGCTCGGCGTCGATGCCATAGGCGGTCAGCACCTCGTACAGCGTCGCGCGCTGCGCCTCGACCTGCGACCGAGCGGCCTGCTTGGTCTTGGCATATGCGGTCGCTGCGATGGTGCCGCGAGGCGTCTCGATGGCGAGCGTGGCGGTGACATAGCCGTGCTCGTCGGTGTCGAAGGTAATCATGGTTGCTCCCTGTCTGGTGTGTTCACCTTATACACACGTTAGAGAGCAGAGTGCAACCATGTTGCGGAAATATTTATTCGCCTTCTATGACATCGGCCTTTGAACCCTGCAAGACACGAAAGCGTCTCGCGAAGCTTGGCAGCGCGTCAGGCTTGGGCGTCGAGGTGAACCGCTGCGCCTGGCCATCGCGCCAGGCTGCGACCCATTCGTCGAGGTAGCTGGCAGCCTTGGCAGGCCGGAAAAGCGTAGTGTGGCCGATGCGCCGCTCGCGCAGGAAAGTCGCTCGGTCGTCGTCGCTCTGCTCCCACCAGTCGACCAGCTCGACGGCCTTGGCCTCGCCGTGCTCTCTGATGACGGTCGCGAGGCCGCCCCGCTTTGGCGCCTGCCTGCCGAGGCTCGCGCCATGGACTCGACGCCATGCCTCGCGATAGTGCGACCAGACTCGCGAGACTGGTGTCTCTGTCTCTTGTGAAGGTGGAGGTGGTTGTGGTTGTGGTTGTGGTTGTGTAATTGCGCGCGTGTGGTCACTAGTGAGTCGCGAGTGAGTCACAAGTGAGTCGTCAGTGAGTCGCGAGTGAGTCGCGTTTTCGTCATTGTCAACTTTCGACGCTGGTCGAGTGAGTCGCGAGTGAGTCGCAACTGATTCGGAAGTGAGTCGCGACTGAGTCACAAGTGAGTCACCGCGCTTCCTGCCGTACCGATGCTCGACGTACCAGGCGTCCCAGGCGTCGCGCTTCAAGGGGTCAGACCAGGCGTCGACATCGGCGAGCAGTCGGCGCACCTTCGACTGCGACCATGACCAGTCGCGAGCGAGCTGGCGCGAGCTTGGGAATCGACCGCGCGGTCGCATGGCTTGGTCCTGTAGGTAGCGCAGGTCAGCAACGGCCAGGCCGTGAGGCCAGACCAGCGCACCAGCGAGTTCGAGGCGCGCGAGGCGCCAGTCATCAGGGTCGACGGCAAAGAACGACATGCGGTGCTCTTGGTGTTTTGCTGCTGCCTCTGATAGAGTCGCAGCGGGTTGATAGGTGCGCGTCGACAGTACACTCCGCTGTCGGCGCGTTTTCTTTGGAGGTCATCATGCGACGAGTGCTCACGATACCACTGACCAGCGAGGGACCGGCAGAGGTCGCGAAGCTCGTCGACGTGCTTGCGGCAGGCCATGCCTTGACCTTTGAGGCTGCGCACATCGCCACCAAGCCTGACGGCGTCGTGCTGCTGTGCCTTGTCGTCGACATGCCTGACGACCTGCAAG